GTTTCATGCCGCGTCGTCGGCGGCGGCCTCGTCGGCTTGTTCCTGTGCGGCTTGATCGGCGGCGTCCTGCGCATCTTGCGCGGCCTGATCCGCTGCGGCCTGATCGCCCGGCTGAGTGGCCGCCGCGTAGACGACCGGGAATTCCAGCCCAAGGCTTTCCTCGCGCGCCTTGTCTGCGGCAATGCGCTGGTCGTTTTCTTCCGGGTCTGCACCTTCAGCTTCGACCACGTCGCTGCGGCTCTTGAAGCCCGCATCGACTGCGAGTTTTTCGGCCTGACGATCCTTGAGCGGATCAACCCAATCGTTCCGCTGCGGTATCCACTTCGCGCGCTGATAGGTCGATTGCGCTGCAAGGTACGTGCTGGCGTCGAGCGGGATAGCCTGCGCCAGCACCGCCGTATTGAGCCAGCGTTTCCAGATCGGGCAGCACATCTGATAGACGATGATGTTGTGCTGGAATTGCTCCAGCTTGCGCCGGTACTCCACGATCGAACCGCGCAGCGATGAGTAATTGGCGCGGCGCAGATCGCTCGTGCCGACCGAATAGGGAATGCCGAGTGACGAGAACAGCGCGAGCTGTTGGCGATACTGATAGGCTTCGTATGAGCCGCCGACATCGGCAGGCTCCGAGAACCGGATGTCCTCGCCCGGCAGCAAGGTCTGCATCGTGCCCGGCTCAAGCCCGCTCAGCCCGATGTTGTCCTGCGGCGCGCTGGTGTCCATGCCGTCGATCGGGACCACGTCCTCCGGCGTCGGCGTGACGATGAACCCCGCGAACATCGCGGCGATGCGCTTCCGCTCAAGTTCGGCGTCGTCATACTGGTCGAGCAGGAACATGCGCACCAGCGCGGGCGTGATCAGCGGCACGCCGCGCATCTGACCGGGGCGGGTGCATTTGAAAATGTGCAGCACCTCGGATGCCGGGATGCGCACCGGGTACAGCGTCCCGGTGATCTCGATCGGCATGTCGCCGGGATGCACGGGATAGAACCAATAGGCGGCGCGCTTGCCCAACAGGTCCAGCTCGATGCCGTTCATGATCCAGTTGCCGTTCGGGGCCTGCATGTTCATCCAGTACGGGCACATCTCGCTTTCGAGCAGTTGCACCTGGAGCGGCACCGCATAGCCGTCCTCGACCTTGCGCGGGCGGAAGCGGATGAAGCACTCGCCAGCTTCGAACAGCGCGCGCGCGACGATGGTCTGCATGCCGTAAAAATCGGCGATGCCATCGGCGTCGGCCTGATCGGTCCAGTCCAGCCAGAGCTGCATGATTTGTTCGCGCAGGTCCGGCTGATCGACCAGCAGCGATGACGGCTTGATGCCGGTGCCGATCAGATTGGCGACGAAACTCTCGACCGCGGACTTGGCGTGCGGGTTGTTGCGCAGCGCATCGCGCGCGCGCGAGCGCAGCAGCGCGCCTGTCGCCGACAGGATGACATTGGTGGTGTACTGCGTCGGCATCCAGCTCTTGAGCCGTCGCCGCTGTCCCGCGCCGTCGAAATAATAGTTGCTGGCGCGCTTGTCCGTCTTCGAAATGAACTTGCCGAGAATGCCTTCCGACAGGATGTCGCGCATCATGCCCATCTCAAAGCCCCTTATCGGCTTGAGTGGTCATCCTGATCTGGCGCATGCGACCGCCCTGGCCCAGCGCGGCGGCCAAATCTTCTTCGAGACCGTTGAGGATTTGCCGCAGATCACTGAGCGAGCGGAATTCTGTGCGCTTGTCGCCATAGCCAGCGCTGTTCACGCCGGAGACCATGAGCGTCTTCAGCGCATCGATCTGCGACTGGATCTGTTCAGGCGTCGACTTGAAGCGGGGCATCGCCGGGAGCCGTCAGGCTCCGAGATAACTCGACCTAATGATGCGCCTCACCCTTCGACCGCGCTCTGGTGGCGGTGGTTCTGGGGGCGCGATCGTCGCGCTAACTACCTCGGAGGGGGTGACTGGCTGCCTGCCGACGCCATCCGTAGCGCCATTATGATTTTTTTGCAATGGGATACGCTGCACGTTGAGCAGGTAACCCGCCGCCGCCTGCATCGCCTCGCAGTCGAAGAAGTGGTTGTCCCTTGAGCGCTGCACCCATTCGACCCTGCCGCTTGGCTGCTTGAGCCGCGCCTCGCTGACGAGCTGATGGCAGTAATCATCATCGACGCCTTGGAAGACATGCCAGCCGCCGACGTGATCGTCCGGCCATCTAAGCCGTTCGTGCACCCAGCTTTTCCAGTGATCGGTGTCGAGCCGCACCAGCTCCAGACCATATTTGGCCGCGCGCCCGTCCTTGCGACTGACCTCGATCTTGGAGAACAGCAGCGGCGTGCGCATCGCCGATGCCGATCCCTTGGTCGGCCTGACGCGACGCATGAAGCGGCGGCAAAATTCATAGACCCGGTTCAGGGGCAGGGTGTCGGTCTTGCCTGGGCGGAAGCCGCTGTCGATGAAGGCGAGCTTGATCGGGATGCCGCCGACCGGCTCACTGACCAGATCGCCGAGCGCCGCCCAGATTTCCTCCTCGGCGGTGTCGCCGCGAAGGTAGCCGTAATTGATCAGCCACGAACTGGCGCGCGCGCCCCAGCCGCGCAGCACCCACGGGATCGACTGCTTCTGCACGTCGCAGGCCAGCGTCAGGTACAGCGCGTCGGCTGGCACTTCGCCGCGCTTGTAGGTCGCCCGCCGGGATTTCTCCTTGATCTCCATCCATTCCGGCACCTCGCCGCCGCCCGGCGAATACAGTTCGCCGAAGCCAGCGTTGATCGCCTGCTGCACCATGGCGTCGTCGCCGCTCTGCTGCGCCTCGACCAACACGGCCACGCGTTCGCCGAAGGTGACGAACGGTGAGGCCAGACCGGAGACCCAAAACGAGATGGTCTTGCTCTCGGCTGGTGCGCCGTGGATGACGCCGTTTTTGTTGATGCTCTGGCCCGGCGCGACGTAATGCCCGCGCGCATTCATGTCCGATTTGTGCCGGTCCTCGATCACGCCGCCGCAATGCGGGCATTCCAGAAACGTCTCGCGTGAAGCCTCAAGCGGCGGGGTCTTGAGCGGGTAGCGCAACAGGTTGAAACGCGGGATGAAGTATTCGCCGCAATGCGGGCAGGGCCACGACCAGTGATGCCGGGTGCCTTGTTGCCAGAGTTGCCAGATCGGGCTTTCGATGTCCTCGGGCACGGCGACATCCCAGAAAAACAGGCCGGTGGTCTCGTCCTTGACCGCAGCCACCCTGCCGCGCTTCGGCGTCGATGTCACCACGCAAACGAAATCGGCGTAGGTGTCGCCGCGCCGCTCGACCAGACCGAGCGGGCCGCCCTGATTGTTCACGTTGTCGCGCATCTCGTCGTATTCATCGACCAGCGCCAGCACCGCCGGATCGCTCTTGAGCGCGGTCGATGATCCCGAATGCGCCAAACGGAACGGCACGCCCGCCACCATCTTGCGGGTCTTGGTCATGCGCTTGCCGCGCGCGACCTTCATCATCAGCGTCGGCGCTTCATCGAGCAGCGCCATCACGCGCGGCTCAAATTGCTCACTGAGAAATTGCTTGTTGGGACCGACGTACAGGATCGGGCCGGGTCGCTGGTCGAGCCGCTGCCCGGCAACATCGAGCATCGCTTCGCTTTTGCCGGATTGCGCGCCCATCACCAGGACAACGCGCCGATGCGCGCCCGATGCGATGGCGCGCTCCGGCTCGACCACGTAGGGCGTCAGCAGCGGATCACGCGGACCCGGCACCGCCGCCGTTGGTGGATAGGTCCGGTTCGCCGCCGCCCACAGGTCCGGCTCCAGTATCTCGGAGGGCATCAGCAGGCGGGCGATACGTCTCCAGCCGTATGGCTTCTGCCATGGCATGCTCTGCGATGCGACGAAGTCGAGCATTCACATCTCTTTCGATCACACGACGCTGGATCAGATCGCGCGTGACCGCCGCCGCCAATCCAGCGAACTCGCTTCTTACCACGCCGCAGAGATTGTCAATCATCTCTTCATAGATTTCGAGCGGCACCAACCGGCCCAGGCGCTGCAAGGTGCGCACCTCGATGTCCTTGGCGCGCGCGTCACGCACCCGGCTGTCGGCGGCGCTGACGTTCTGTCTCCGCGTTTCGTCGCGCAGGAAACGGATGTAGCCCTGCACCGCCTCGACCAGACTGAATTCGCCCTTGCTGTGCTTCTTGATGTAGCCGTCACGGACGAGCTGATCGATCCGCTGTCGCGACAGCATCAGCAACTGACAAACCACGGGCGTGCTGATGATGGTTGCGCCCTCTGCGCCCGTTTCATCGTCTGCCATGCGCGTTCTCCCTTGTCGTTTGCCGTCGTCACTGAGGCGACGGCGCACGGTGCATGTATTTGCGCGCGCCCCAGACGCCAAACGCACCAAAACGTACCCCTGCGGGTTCCCGTCGAAATGCGAGAAACCGTTGCAGCACAAGGCTTTTTTGCATTGCATAGGGCGTTATGCCCGGAATTATAGGTATAACTCGTTGAAATAACACGATTTTTCCCTTCTTTTAAAGACGGGCAAAATGCCCTATATTTGCGTTGTCTGTCGCTGACAACGGCAGACGCAAATCGACCCCTCCGATGCGCGCTCATACAGCGTCACTTTACGATCGGGGGCCGGGTATCAGACCGCGATGCAGGCAACCTCTCGCCAGTTCTGATCCACCGGGGGACCAATCAAAT